CTATATCATAAATCAGGAACTTATTTTGAAATAGATGTTAATGGCACAATAATTAAAAGAAATGTTGGTAACAACTATGAAATTACAGATAAGAATGGGTTTTTATATGTCAAAGGAGCCTATGTTTTAACTGTTGATGGTGTCACAAAAATACTAGTAAAAAATAATGCAGACATTGAAGTAAATGGATCAACTAATATTATAGGACATGGAGACACTAATTTAAAAGCAGCTAATAGATTAAATTTAGCGGCTGACAGTATTAACATTTCTTCAAAAACAAGTTTAAATATTGTAAGTGAAGGCCCTGTTAGAATGCAAGGGTCGGATGTTCATTTATATGCTGAAAGAGAAAATCTGACTCTTAAAGCTGATAATAAAATGGCATTACATGCTCTGGATTCATTAAGTTTGAATGGTGGACTTGAACTTAAAATGGATGCAACAGTTATAAAATCTAAAATGGGTTCTACATCTGTACAAGAAATAAAGTTGCCTATAGATAGTCTTCCAGAAAAATTAACACCTGCTCCCTTTACCGGAGAAAATATACATATACCCGAATCTGATCCAAATTCTTATATTTTTGATTCTACCGAAACAGAATTAACTACACTTAGAAGGCAAAGAATAGAGGAAGGAGATGTCGTGGACTTGGGGCAAAAAGAAGGTAAAAAAGATAGTTCGATACCTTCAGACAAAAACATTATTAGCGTAGATTGTTCGCTATTCTCTAATTACAAAGATGTGTTTCCTGATACTTTACAATTATCTAAGTATTTTCAGTTGGGTACTTTGTCCACAAGAGCAGCAGCATCTTCATTTAAAGTTGTAGCACAGAAAGGCCTTACTATACCAGAGATTATTTGTAATTTAAAACACTTAGCAGTGAATTGTTTAGATCCTATAAAAGAAAAATATCCCGATATGATTATTACAAGCGGATTTAGACGAGGAGAAAATCAAGAAGATCATGGAAGAGGTATGGCTGCGGATCTACAATTCACAAAACGTAACAAATCTGAATATTATGAAATAGCAAGATGGATCAAAAGTAATGTTCCATTCAAACAGTTATTGCTTGAATATTTGGATAAAGGAAGTGGAGAGAAAACATCTTGGATTCACATAGCATTAGATCCAAGTGGGGCAAAGAGCTCCTTACAGATTGCTACATTTTATAATCATAGCGTTTATCCAAATGGTCGAAACACTTTAGTTAATTTGATTTCCTCTGCCTAATAAATAATTAAATGGCTACTATAAATAGAAATTCTAAAGAATACTCAGATCTGGATTTGTTTTTCCAAGCACATCCCTATACCAGAGATGTGAATAGAAAATATGATTTCGAGGCAATTAAGGCTTCGGTTAGAAATTTAATTCTAACTAAAAATTATGAAAGACCTTTTCATCCAGAAATAGGTTCCCAAGTAACAAATATGTTCTTTGAAGATTATTCCCCCTCAGTTAGGCTAATGGTCGAAAGAACTATAGTTGAGACAATAGAAAGATTTGAGCCAAGAGTTAGATTAATTTCTGTACAACTTATTGAAGATCCTGACAATAATTCTATATCTGTAGAAATAGTATTTACCCCGTCTAATATAGACGTGCCCATAACTATAACTCAATATCTAGGTAGATTAAGATAATGGCGAATCTTAGAGTTTCTGAATTAGATTTCGACGATATAAAGGTAAACCTAAAGAATTTTCTTAGTAATTATAGAGATTCTAACGGGGATCTAGTATTTACCGACTATGATTTTGAAGGTTCGGGGTTATCTGTACTTTTAGATTTATTAGCATACAATACTCATTATAATGCATATCTTTCCAATATGCTTATAAATGAAATGTTTCTTGACTCTGCAGTTAAAAGAGAATCTGCAGTGTCCATAGCTAAACATCTAGGGTATACACCTAGATCGGTTAGAAGTGCTAGAGCCACTATTAATTTTACAGTAAATAATGTGGTGGGGAATCCATCCACAATAACATTAGATAGATATACTCCTTTCACAACTACTATAAACAATTCATCATTTACGTTTGTTAATTTAGAATCCATCACTGTTAGTAAAGATGCAGGCGCGTATAATTTCACCAATGTAGAAATAACTGAAGGTATACCTTTGGAGTTTGTCTTTAGAGTAAATGTTCCAGGTCCTACAGAAAAATATGAGATACCTAATTTGAATTTAGATGTCTCTACTATGATTGTTACCGTTCAAAAATCAAATACCGATCTTACTACCACTACATATAATCTAGCAGATGATGCATTGGGAATAGATGGTAATTCAACAATTTATTTCTTAGAAGAAAATCCAACCGGTTCTTTCAGTTTAGTGTTTGGAGATGGTATTCTTGGCAAAAAATTAACTGCGGGGAATTTAATAAAGGTACAATACTTAATTAGTAACGGATCAAGTTGCAATGTTTCTAATTTGATTACCCAAAGATTTTCAACTTCTACTACAATAAGCGGTGGAAGTATAGGCAGTATAATAACAGTAAATAATTCTAATTATGGTTCAGAAAAAGAAACAATTACTGAAATTAAATTTAATGCTCCAAAATTTAATTCATCACAAAATAGAGCAGTCAACAGTAGTGATTACAAAGTATTAATAGATTCTTTTTATCCCGCTTTGATTGATTCTGTAGCTGTTTGGGGTGGAGAAGAAAATATTCCAAAAAAATATGGAAAAGTGATGATCGCATTAAGTCCTGCTACAGGATTTGTGATTACTGAAACTGTAAAAAATAATATAGCAACCTTTTTGAAACAGAAAAGAATTTTATCTATTAGCCCCGAGTTTGTAGAGCCAGAATATTTCTATATTAATTTATCCACTAATGTCAAATATAATTCAAAAACATTATCTACAACTTCAGATCAATTAAAAATTTCTATTCAAAATACTATAGAAAGTTATTTTAATAGTAATTTAAAACAGTTTGATCAAGATTTTGTATTTTCAAAATTATCTAAACTTATTGACGAGACAGATCCTTCCATACTAGGCAATCTTATTACATTGAAGGTTCAGAAAAGAATTGAACCAACTATTAATGTGACTAAAATATTAACTAATAACGATGCAATAAAATTTTATATAGGTGTTCTTCCTGGTAGTCTCGAATCTACAAGATTCGCAGTAGATATGGATGGATCAACGTATCCTGTTGTTCTAAAGGACTATCCTATTGAAGCTTTGCCAAATTATTCTGGTACAGGAATAATTAAATTAATAAACCCAGTTAATAATTCTATAGTAGATGCTTCTTATGGTACAATAGATTACGCAACAGGTATAATTAGTATACCATCTTTTAAAGTTGCTGGTTTGTATGAGGATTCTACAGATATAAGAATTATGATTAAACCGCAGGATAGTTTCTTGGACGTAACAGTTAATAGAAATCAAATTCTATTATTAGATGATAGTACAAGTAATTCTTTGACAAATACAAACCCAGGATTAGCAATTAACACCTATGGTATTAATAGTTAAAAAATGAAAGAATACATAGTTACGCTCCATAGATATGAAGACCTCGATGGTTTCTATGAGGACATGGAGACGCCTGGTGGCAATCTATACATACCAGATCGTGCTGTTGAAGTAGCTAATCGTAGACCAATTAGTAGAAATACTCACTATTGGTTAACCGATGAGGAAGCAATTCAATTAAAGAATGATCCCAGAGTTTGGGATGTTTCACTTACTCACGAGGAACTAGGTCTTATTCCGGTTCCAGGATGGACTGATACAAGTGGTTATTATTCCAAAGACATAGTCACTACAGCCAACGACAAGAACTGGGGTTTATTACGAGGGTTAGATAGAGATCATGTAAGTGGTTGGGGGTCTGATGGTGCTACCAAGGTACGGACCAGTACTTTAGATTCAAAACTAAATGGTACTAATGTTGACTTTGTTATAAGGGGTTATACTGTTGACAGTGCTGCTCCTGAATTTGCTGTTAATGCAGATGGCACTGGAGGTTCAAGATATTTCTATGTA